GTCCCCGCCCCCGCCGAAATGCCTCCACAATATTATTTGATGACTCTGGGCAGCTGACGGCATAACTGTCAAAATGATAACATTTTGATCCAATTTGATAGACAGAAGACTCTATTTCTTGCAAAGGCCCTGCCTTATACTTATTACAATTATTTCCACTACATCTCGGTATAAACAATGACATAATTCCTAACCCCAATATAAAACTAAAAAATATATTAAATGCTGACGATTTGAGAAATCCAAACATATCTTCTAACATAGATATAGATATGTTGAATCATTTCCGAATTTTACCATTTTTAGTCGGTATTGGTGTAGGAGTCTATTTAGTGTTTAATTTTCACGCAGAAAAACCAATTTTAGTAAAGTTCCCTCATCCTGACAATATTGATAGTGTCTTTTACAGAGATAAGGCGTCTGCATGTTATAAATACAAAGTCACTTCTGTGGATTGTGATAAGAGTGAAAAGAATCTGAAGCCGTATCCTCTACAGGCCTAGCGTCTGGCGCCCCCACGCTTATTAATAATTGCCCCAAGGCGTGCCGCCGCCTGTTCTTCCTCAGTGACAACCCTATCTACTGCCTCCTCAGGTACGGCGTCCTCTGCTGCACTACCCTCTCGTAACTGTAGACGTAATCTCTCAAGTGCTCGTCCAACTAAATTTTCACCCAACCAATTTTTGATATTTAACCGCGTTTCTTCATTCAGCCCGACACCGATTCCATAAAGTGCCGATGTCGGATCTTGATATGCGAGTATATCACTCCCCGTGGCCAACAAGACCTCTTTTAATTCCTCATTCTGGAGATACATATTACTAAACACATTAAACCATAACTCTGCCGGATTTTCCACTTGATCCTTTATCGGTTTCATAATAAGACGTACGGTACGGACACTCCGTGTTTTCATCAATTTAGATAGAATATCTCCTAGAGAAGCCGAACCGTTAGCTTGCAGTTCTTTGACACGCTCCACCTCATAGGCCTGAATGGCACTGCTGTATTCAGTCTTATTCATTGTAAAACGAAATTCCCGTAAAGGACTAATTTCCTCTGTATCAAAGAAAAATCGCGCAATTTGCCCATTGCTCAAAAGTGACCGGCCGACCGTTAGTTCCACGCGCTCCGTCTCCCCCGTTTCTTGATCAATATATTTACCGTAAAAAAAGAGTGCACGAAAATCCACCAAATTCAGTTTATATACAGTTGGAGAAAGTATACCAAACGAGTCAGCGTGAGTAAATAATTTCCGAGATTCACGAGGTTGGTCCATCAAAATTTCATTTGTAGCTGGGTTGACAATATTTGTGAAATATCGTTCTTGTGAACGGATAGATCCTCTTTGTGAATCCAATGCCTGAATCTGTTTATTATATAATAAAACAGGTTCCATACCTCCTGTATCTTCTTTAAATTCCCCCAATGCCTCTCGGAGAAGTTGTTTCTTTGTCTCAATTTCGGCCTCAATACGAATAAGCTCATCTATACGTTTCTTCTCCTGTTCTGCTCGTTCGTCAGGAGTCATAGCGACATATCGTTTTAACAGTATAACACTCTTATCAAGAATAAGATCCCCATTTTCGGTGTAATTATATTCCGTAGGATTATAACTACGCTTTCTATAAAATTCCATAATCTTTGATGTCATTTGCACCGAATATGGATATGTTTCTTCTTCTGCCATTCTTATCGTTAAACACATCTTTTTTTTATATTATATGCTTTGCAGCAATGGCAGATATTATGAAAAAGTACCAGTTTGCTCTACGACTCACATTTTCAATCGTCCATGCAGTTCTTTTGACTCTTTGTCATCTTTTTCTAGTACTCTTTTTTCCCAAATTTTCCAACTTCTTTTTTGCATTATTAGGTTGTATTTTATTACCCATAGTCAGTTTTGCTCTTACATTCTATATCATACAATTCACATATTACGTTTCCAATGATAAGGTCACACTCAAGGAGGTACTCCATGTCGCATGGATACCGCCTGTAGGTATTTTTCTTCTCAATTTAGTAATTCTTCCTCTGGAAATGATGCGTCATCACCACATTGGCCCTTTAAAAGCATTGGCCGCTACATCTATTGCTGGAGGATTCGTAGTGTCGTTTTTCTTACAAATGTGGATCTTAGCTCATTCGGACGTTTCATCTTCAGTCTGCCCCGGAGCATCTGGTGACGATCCTATAAAAACGTATTTAGGAACTCCATTGATATCAGAGCCTGCCGTATTGAGCATATAATATCCATTCTGTAGTTCTTTTACGGGTCTTACACGGTTGGGTTCTGAAATTAAAAATGGGGATGCCGATGCCGCCATGGTTGCGGTAGATTGTATCGGAAGGATCGCCTGGTTCTTTATAGAGCGTACCGAAAAGGACTGAACAATTAAATAAGAGAGAATTGCCCAAACAATACAGAACAGCCATAACGGAAACATAGTCTTTTCTTCATGATAAAAACCAAATTCTTTCCATTCCCCCTCTTTATTAAACATAAGCGCCGGTTTTAAATATAGAATAGCGCTAATGCCGGCAAAATATAACACACATGTCCATAATAGACTGCTCATTCTAAAGATATCTTCTAAAAATTATCTTCAGTATCTTGCCCCACATCATATCCATCGTTCGTTTCTCCTCCAACCTCATCCATATATCCCATTTCATTACGTTGTTGACGGTCACGCTCGTACTGTTCCTCATCATAGGCACGAATTGCACGTGTACCACCAACGGCAAATTCACCCAGACCCATGCGCTGGTTCATTAAAAATATCTGCTTCTCTTCGGGTGTCATTTTCTCTGTTCGTTTGGTGAAAAGACGACGTTCCATCTCAGTTCGTCGTTCAATCTCATCGGCGATATCCTGTTCTGTTAAATTCATACCCTCTCTAGCCAATTGTGATAGACATGACGAGAGAATGATTAACGGTCGTCGTGCTAATTTATCCACCGCCTGTGGAATTTGCACCCCCTTTTCAATAATCGCCATAGGTATCGTATTTGGATTACAGAATTCATCTAGAATGCCAACAATCAGTGTATTGATTATATATGGAAGACCTGTACTACCACCAGGTATATAGGGAGCACGCACATTTTTTTGTATGAGTTTCAGTGCCGTTGATAAACAGTCTCTTGTATGACCCATTTTAATATCCACAAAGTCCACCATCTCTCTAGCTACACTAGCCTGTCTACTCACGATTTCTAAATGTGTATCAATCATTGCCTTCAGATCATCTACAATATTTTTACCGAATCCTTTTCTATCTATATTATAATACAGTGATTTTGATTTGAATCCTGACAAAAATCGCTGAAACGTCACTAATACATAGGTGTGAAGCGACTCTACAATCTGTTGAGGAGACTGTTTTAACAGATTTTGCAAAGCGCGACTATTATCAGTGCCAATTCGCCGGAATAAATCGTCCATTAACTCTTGCCCGCGTACAGAAAGAGCCCCAAATGCCTCTGCAATAGCCACTTCTTCAGCATCTGGCGGTAATTTAGATACGCTATCAATTGTTTCGGCAATTAAAATGCGCCATCCAATAAATGGCTCTGGCTCCATTTCAGCCAATTCCTCTAAAAGTCCTATACCCGATTTTGGAACTGTCTTTTTAATGGATGGTACTTGATTCTGTAAATGTGTCTCATCTAATACCGAGTCAAATGCGTCGCGATCCATAGTAACACCCTGTTCCAAAAGCGCTGCCTTACCTCTCTGAATAAGTGCCGCCGACGCCTCGTCGTATCCCTTTCTCAGTTCTTTGTGTAAGGGTGCACCCTCAATAATTTCAAATGGATCGGTTGGAAAGGCGAGCCCACAATGAGGGCACGTCTTGTTATAACCAGGTTCGTGTGGTAGACCTTTTCGTGGACCCGTATAACAGACCTTCAAAAATACTCTGTAAAAGAGTGAATCCGTGATTTCCGCATTGATACGCTGGATGCGCCGAGGTACCATATGTACCATTAGATGTGATCCGACAGGACCTAGATGACCTTCTTTACGACCAATATTGGGTAAGGCGTGCTCCGCCCAAAATGATGCTGGTTCATTGATCTTCTTGTAGCAACAGGATGCATCCAGCGACTGTGAACCTTTCACCAGATCGGAATTATCCATTGCATATTTATCAGCAATCGCCATCCAACCACGAACGGTATTCATGGGATCTGCTGAATCTGGTACCACGACCTCATCCTTTGCCAACATCGCCGGTAAAAACCGAAATGGGAGCATCTCTGATAGTATGTTGCTCGTAAGTTTCTCACGGCCATATGTTGCCAATAAATATGACCGTTTAATAATCATTTGTTGTTGCACTTCTGAATTTTTCGCAGTTACATCTGTTAGCCGTTTCACGAGCGATTTTATCACTTCTGTCCGCCGCGCAATAGTTGGCTCTTGTTGAAATCCGGTGAGTGTCCATGGCGGAATCGGTGTCATAATGGATGCGATGGCACAACTGATATAAGTAAGACCTGTCAAATCATCCTCGGATTCAATTGGATATCCTGTAAATCCCGCCACACACTCTGTCATTCGTGATTTTAAGATATAACCAGGTATATGTGTCTGGACCTCTATGAGACAGTTGGCACCAGTGGCCGCGACTAAAATCCGGTTCAAATATACATCATAATCCAAAGACGCCTTTTTACCCTCTTGAAGTTTCACATACTGTTTTCGTGTTGGTTGTTTCAGAATCTCCCCCTCTACACGCGCAACAATTCGGCGAAATGTGGAATCATCTGCATCAATACCCACACGCTCAAAAATCTGTTTTGCAGCATTATATACAAGTGTCTGTGTATCTGTTGTAAATTTCAATTCCTCTTTTGCAACCCCTTCTGATTGCAATAGATTATCCATCTCTTCCTCTTCGGCTGCATCTTTATCAACCATTACTGCACGACCCATCATCGGTTTACCGTCATCATCATATTCTAGACTGCTATCAAATTCCAGAGAAGAAATTGCCTGGCCGCAGTTTTTGCACATGTAGCGTCCATGAAACTGGCCCCCACTGAATGCAAGTAGAAGCTCTTTGTGAATTGTATCTTTTTCACGCGGTCTCATAAATTCTTGGAGTTGGAGAAATTCGTGCGCGCACAAAAGATGCTCCTCACATTTAATACATGATAGCCAATTATTTGCCTTGCCACTATTGTATTGCGTAATAAATTTCGCCAACACTTTCAAGCGCTGTGTATCATCCTTGATTTTTCGGACACTCACTAGAGCATTCACGTGGGGACAACGATTTGGTATAGGCAACTCGCCCGCCGTCACCTTTTTGTTAGCAACTCTCATGGCCGTGCGGAGCGCTTCCAAGAATTGTTCACGTACTTGACGATTTCTTTCCAGAGCAAGAGGACCCGCCACACCTGCAAGAACAGCAATGAAAAGATCACGCACAGATAACATCAGTCGTGCCGTTATAGCAATATCATTTTTATTATATAGGGTCTCTATTTCTGCCGCAAGAATAGGTTCTGTCTTGAGTCTTTCTATAAACTCATCATAGGGCGTTCCCTGTAGAAACGTTGTATCTTGTGTTCCTGTAAGTGGCATAGGCGGTGTATTACGAATTGCCGCAATCTCTTGTTTAATAATTGCACGCGTATTATTTATCTTTTTTACTAACACTTCGTGTTGTTCTATCGTAAATTCCTTTTGTGATAGGCCAAATGAGAGTAGATCAAACAATGCGTCACTAAAACCCTCTACATATAGATTCTGTACTTCTAACCAATCTTTAATTAAGATCATACCATTCGTATTACCTTCTTGGCCGACATTCATAATAGATCCTGCTGTGGCAACATCTGATATACCGCCAAGACGTTTTATAATATCTTTAATAGGGGATAATTCTGTTTTACCACGCACAATATCGTAGATAATACGACCAGATCGTGTTGTCCCCAAATCTCTCTCTACAGATAATGGAAATACTAAGACACTTTCAACAATACCTGAATCACCCGATTCTATTTTGAGTTCTTGATTACGCTGTTTAAGACGCGTGTAACGTGGACCCGTTGCTCGTAACAGTCCATATTTTATCACTTTTGAATTAATAAAATCAGTTGTAAGAGGTTGTTTACTATCTAACTCTAAACGTACAAATCCATCACTCTCTTCAGCAGGTGCTCTGAAAAATTCTTGTGAGTGTGTAAATATCGTTTCATCACCATCCTCTGATGACACCCATGAACTAAAGTATGTATTGAAGTATTGCTCCCAGGTTAAATACCATTTAGGGATAGCATTGGGATCTACTTGGGCGGATTGTATACCCCCCATTTGTGTATCTTGAAATTTTATAGACTCTTGTACAACACGTCGTAAGTATTTAATCACGACATTTACACCAGGTAGTTCTGTCAGATTTACAATACCATATTCTACTTTTGGTTCTTCTTCATCCAAAATTACTACACGTTTTGCTGCAAGAATGGGTCTCGCCAAAGGGATATTTACATTGCTCACAAGCTCCCCCATGGTTTCATAAGAGGTGGGAAGTAGACCGCGAGTATCTCCCGTTGGACTGTAGTTAGTCACTTCATTACGAAGAATCATAAATGTTTCCACCAATTTTCTGATCTTTTTTATATGTTTTTCAGAAAGCCGAGATGCCTCTGGAAGCGCTAATAGAAGATCCTGGAACATGGAGTTTCGTTGAGCGATATCATCGTATTTACGGAGAGTCGGGGGGATGTCAATAATTTCATATTCAGGTTGTTGGCGAGTAGCTTCTACATATTCTTCAATTATCAGTTCATCATCATCCTCTTTAACAGAAGGGGTGATCTTTGCATTCTCATCCAAAGGACTTGGAGTACTCGGCTTTTCACGAGAACGAACGACCGCAAACATAGATTCATATTCTAGCGGTATTCCTTTGAAGTCAAACTGAATGGGTATACTCGCACCCGTTTCATCTATAAAGGTTGCAGTATCGGCTATTTCATCTACAGCTGTTACATTAAAGAGTGGTCCAACCTCTCCACGGGCAGTGTATGTTTCTATAACGTTTCCTAGACGAATATCAGCATTCACAACGAAACTCGGGCTGGCCCGTTTTGCAAGTAGGTAGATATTTTCAATACCCAGTGTTTCATCAAGATCTCCATCCACAATTGGTAAATCAATCAGAAAATTGGAGGCGTTTTCTGGTAATATGCGCATCAGATTTTCATCCAAATAATAGATTCGGCCTATCAATTTATCATGACGGCCTCCAAGAATAATCACTCGGTCACCCAACTCTAGAGAGATATTTTCATCTTTCTCTATTGGTTCTGATAGATGCTCGGGGGATGCTTGAGGGCTGGCAGAGGGAGAAGGGCTTGGCTGGGCATGGCTTATATTCTTATTATCTTCAGGATCACTCATCCCCTATCTAACGTGGAAAGTGAGCAAAAATTGACACCAAAAGCGGCACTTAAAAATAAGTAGAAAATGGTGGTCATGGAGTATTTTGAGACATTAACTACTAATCACACGACTTATGAGGCTGTCAAGAACTTCTTGACAAGTCAGGAGGGAGGTCGGTTTCGTGTTGTGGAGTCCGGAGACTATAATGGGCGCTATGCAATCTTTCGCTATGTTAAGAGTGGAACAGACATGTCTGTTCCGCATACCCGAATTCTTCGGTCAGTTGTATGGGACCGAGTTACCAATAAGCCGGTGTGTGTTGCACCCTGCAAGTCGGAAAATGGGTCACCCCCTATTAACTCCGCTCTTCATGTAGAGGATTATATTGACGGTGTCATGGTAAATATGTTTATCGGCCACGATGGACGTCCAATTCTTGCAACTCGGACATCTCTCGGTGCAACGGGGACCTTCTATACAAAACGCTCGTTTCATGACATGTTTCTGGATGCGGCAGCGACATTTGGCAAGTCACCTCAAGATCTGGCAGATGTCATCTCAGAGGCAGGATATTCCTTTGCCTCCTTTGTACTACAGCATCCGGATCACCGGATTGTAGCTCGGATTCGCCACCCACGCCTATATCTAGTTTCTCTGGGAAAAGTGGATGGAGCACGCATTACCATGGATGATCACAACTTTCCTATTCTGACTTCTCTGCATGTGAATAAGTATGCGTCGCAGAGATTTAATGAGGATGGGGCTGAGTTTCTGGTACAACATCTAGCAGCTTCTCGTGGGTGGACATGGCAGGGAATCGTATGTAAGAATGAGAATGGTCAGCGATGGCGTCTTCGTAATAGTACATACACTATGCTGCGGAACCTTCGTGGACCCGAGGCTACACATGTAGAACGCTTTCTTCGGCTCCGGAAAGAAAATAAAGTCCGTGATTATTTGCAACACTATTCGGAAGATCGTGATGCATTCTGGCAGTTGGAACAGAGCATGCGTTCACAGACTTCCAACATCTTTGCAGCCTACCGCTGTGTTCATAAACAACATAAGATGCTCTTTTCGGAACTGCCAAAAGAGTATCAACCCGCCGTATTTCGTCTACATTCCAAATATCTCGCCGCCAAAAAGGCTGGTACTCCGTGCAAGATTGACATCAAAGATGTCATTGAATTTGTTAACAGTTTGGAGACCTATGAACAGATGCGTATTCTTCTAGCACGACCGTTTATGACAGATGATGATATGCCACCCTTGATTCCCATTGTACAGGATGTCTTGCCCGCACTGCTCTAAATAAGTGATTTTAGCATAAAGAATACCAATAGAAATATTCCTACGCATATATATATTTTTGTTGATACTAATTCTTGTTCGCGACGACGATTTTCTATAATTATATTGTAATAATCAGCATCAATCTCTTCATATTGCATTTCAAATTTAATATATGTATGGCATATGGGACATTCATAAATATCCCATGCCGCCCAACATTCTTCGTGAATTGCGAATTTACAAGGACATCCAATAAAGTTCTCGGCAACTTTCGGGTTTTCCTCTGTGAATTCATCATAACAAAAAAGACATTGTATATCTTCCGACCCCATATCTACAGACAGATTTCGGAATAAAATCACGTGCGTCAGCCGGTGGCCAACCCTATATAAAGCCTTTTTACCACTACATAGTATTAAGATGACCACCAACTACGTCATTGGTTGCGATCTTGCTACGTGCATGTCCATGGTTGCCGTTTGGAAGAATGGTGGTGTGGAAATTATAGCCTCTGATACGGGCAATCGGACGGTTCCGTCCGTTGTATCATTTGGCGAGGAACGTCTTGTCGGTGAGGCGGCCAAGTCTGCAAGTGCGACAAATCCGAAAAATACGGTCTATGATGCAAAGCGTCTAATTGGCCGGGCGTTCAACGACCCCATTGTCCAGCAGGATATGAAGTCATGGCCCTTCACAGTCGTGGATGACGGTGCCAATCGCCCTCAGATTCTTGTAGGAGAGAAGCGGATGTATGCCGAGGAGGTGTCAGCAATGGTCCTACAGAAACTCAAGGCGATGGCGGAGTCGTATCTGGGCCAGGAGGTGAAGGATGCTGTGATTACAGTGCCGGCATATTTTAATGACGCGCAGCGTCAGGCGACAAAGGATGCGGGGCGTATTGCGGGTCTGAATGTTCTGCGTTTGCTGGCGGAGCCGACCTCGGCCTGCATTGCCTATGGCCTGGACAAAAAGGAGGGTCGTGAGCGGAAAGTCGTCATCTTTGATTTTGGCGGGGGTACATTAGACCTATCGCTCATGACGATTGAGGAGGGCATTTTTGAGGTGCGGGCCACGAGCGGGGATACCCATCTGGGTGGTCAAGATTTGGACAATCGGATTGTGGATTGGGCATTGACGGAATTCCAGAAGAAGACGGGTGTAGATGCACGGGGATCGCCAAAGGCGTTGGCACGTTTGCGTCTAGCGGCTGAGCGAGCAAAGAAGACGCTGTCCACCGCTACCCAGGCGACGTTAGAGGTGGATAGTTTTGCGGATGGCGCTGATCTTCAGATGACACTGACGCGTGCAAAGTTTGAGAGTCTATGTGAGGATATTTTCCGCAAGTGTATTGCACCGTGCGAGAATATTCTGCGCGACAGCAAGTTCGCCAAGTCCGATATTGATGATGTTGTTCTGGTGGGTGGTTCATCACGCATTCCGCGCATCCAGCAACTTCTGCGTGAGTATTTCAATGGGAAGGAGCTCTGTCAGAGCATTCATCCCGATGAAGCGGTGGCCTATGGCGCGGCGGTCCAGGGACACATTCTAAGTGGCAATAATAAGAATGACGCCACAACTGATATTCTGTTGCTGGACGTCACACCACTCTCTATCGGTATTGAGACGAGCGGTAATGTGATGACGACGATGATTAAGCGCAATTCCACGATTCCTACGAAGAAGTCGCAGACCTTCTCCACGTATGCAGATAATCAGGTGGCGGTAGATATTGCTGTGTATGAGGGTGAGCGCCAGTTCACGCGTGACAACCGTCTTTTGGGAACATTTCGTCTGGAGGGAATCCCTCCTATGCCGAGGGGGGCGCCGCAGATTGAGATCACCTATGATATTGATGCAAACGGTATTCTGAATGTGACGGCCGCAGAGAAGTCAACGGGTAAGACGAACAAGATTACTATTACGAATGAGAAGGGTCGTTTATCTAAGGACGATATTGAGCGCATGGTTGCAGAGGCCGAGGAGCGCGCCGAGGAGGATAAGATCAAGATGGAGCGAGTAGAGGCGAAGAATGGTCTGGAGTCATATTTGTATAATACACGCAATTCTCTGCGTGATGATAAGATTAAGGAGTTATTGGGTGCCGAGGCGGCTGCTGAGGCCGATACAAAGGTGGGTGATATTCTCGCGTGGCTAGATAAGAATGCCGATGGGGCGAGCACAGAAGAGCTAAAGCAGAAGATGGCAGAGGCGGAGAATTCGTTTCGGCCGTTGTTTATGAAGGCGCAGCCGCCACAGGCAGGTGCTGGACCTGTTGTAGAGGAGGTGGATTAGTTGTTAATCTGCCGCTCAGCATCCGCGATTAGCGCGGCGTTTTCCTCATACGATCTATGAAAATGCACATCGTCATATGATAACACGAAGTTCGTGTCACCACATGTCAGATGATTTTTATAGGAGGCAATTTCCAGGCGGTGAAGAGGACGCTGCAACACTTTTAGATGAGGATAATGTATTAGATGATTATACATAGTCTCTTGGTCTGCATACCATCCAGTAGAGCCAGGGACGCCATTATAATTGTAGATATAATCTCGGTATAGAGCCAGTTCAATATCTAAGGCGGTGCTGCAGCCAAACACAGCGGCCCAGGTTCGTGGATGAGCCGCATTATAGCACATATAGATCTGTTTTCCATCCACGTGACGGTAATAGATAAAATCATCACGTGTATACTTGGCAAGACCTCGGGTGTAATAAGAGCCATTGGCTGGTAACATATCCATATCGGTGATCATAAGCATTTCATCATCTGGAAGATTTAGGAGCGCAGGATAATAGATGCGAAGATTCTGTCCTACGTAGGCGGTATTGAGATTCAGATTTTTGTTCCATAGAATTATGTTGTCGGAGTAGGCCGAGAGTTCTTGAGGAATTTCCTTGCCGACAAAGACAGCAATAAAACGAATTCCAAAAGTTTCCCAAAATGTTATTTGTTTAGGAATAAACATATAATATTTCGGATTATCATTCGTGGATGCCAGAACAGTTGTGAGGCGCATTCTAACCGCTGCTGTATCTTTACATGCTAATCTATTTACGCATCTGTTGCGAGAATAACCACAGAGCTATAATAGCCGCACCTGCAAAATAGAGATATGGCACATTTACCATAGTATAACCTTTATCATAAAAATTATTTGGAATATCACATATTTTGCATTTAGATTCTGAATGAATATCTGTATCACTATCTCCTGTATTAAATAGGGATACATAAATACGAGTATGAAATACTGTGCGAAGCTTTTTCATATCATTTAATAAACAACTGTACATATCTACATGCATTTCTATAGGGAAAGCATCATCAATTAGCACTTTTGCAGCCTTTTTTGATATAAGATAACAGGGGAATCCTGAACATACACCTTTTATCCATAAACCATCCTTTTGGTTTTCCTCATAAATATTCATATTTCCGGTTTTATTATATGTATATAAGGATCTTGGATTATAAAGAAACCATAAATCAGCAATATCACGTTGCTTAAACTCTTGGAAATACACTTGAAATGCGGGTGGGAATTGTGCGGGAATAATCGTATCATCTTCAAAAATTAGACAGTACTTTTCACTATCTTTTTCCAAGAACTGTTTCCAAACTGTATAATGACTCATATAACAACCAACACCCCCTTTTGTATCTAGATCTTCATGATCGCGACGAATTCCGTCGCGAATATTTCGTTTGGTCCGATTGGATATATGGGAATCACCTTCAATATCCAAGTTATTGCCGAGAACTGCATTAAATTTCTCAAACGGATATATTTCTCTGAGTTTTCGGAATCCTGGTTGTACCTGAAACCGGTTCCACCGATCTTTGCGGTGTTTCAGATTAATACAATACATTTTTACCTCGCTCGGGATATCTTTATTCTGAAAGAACTCATTTTCTTCCATTCCTATTTATAGTTTGTGAAATATTTAGTCTTCAAAAACAGACTTCGGAATCAGAGTTCGGAGTTGGAACACGCAAGTGGTCAAACACGACGAACTCTGGGCCGGTAGCGTGTATTGGAATTCCGAAGTTTGACCCTTTAAGGCCTTTTATGATTGGTCTGTTGATTTTTATAAATGCTCTAGAAATACTTATTATAAAATGTAGCAACCGCACCCTAAAATGTGAGCCCAGCCCATTCCACCGCCCAGCGTCTAAACATCCCCGACAACTCCCTCGCTGCCGTCGCTATCGCTGTACGAACGGTTGTCTCATTGCCGTCTTCAACACCCACCGACATCATCATCTCATCCTTAAGAGGATGGGGAATCTCATACCCTACGTATGTAATGACCTTCGTATCAATCTGGGTGGCATCCATCCATGACTGCAGCATATTGCCCAGAGTATGATCCTCATTCTCAAAGACAATATCAAACCCCTTCATCTTTTTCAGCGAAGGCCCAATCCGCATATTAGTCGGCAAAGAACCCGTGTCAAGTGAAGTGTATTTTACTAGCTTTTCTTGAATCACATCAATAGCCCGCCCCACAATATATTTCAGAGAAAGTGGTCCCATACTCTCAATCTCAAAATCAAAACTGGTTGGTTCCCCGTTGGAATCCTTAAGGAAACATCGGGCAATCTCCATCGTCTTAAATTCGCGCTCAAATTCGCCCCGACGAGTTTCATCTGTCTCCAACTCCAAATAATCCACCTTTTTGTAGTCTCTCAGCCATTTCACAAAATACTCCTTTTGTTCATCTGGATCCTCATTTAGAGTATATTTGTACGAACACTGACTGACGGGAATGAATCGTGCATTCTCTCGTCCGACACCCACGGTCGCTTTGGCAGTAAAGGAGATTTCCTCAGCATCTTGTTGTCCCAACTTCCCCTTTAACACGGCAATAAGCGCAGTACTGTGTGTAATAGGATTTGGGTGGAAGAATTCCACATTTGGGATCTTGACTGGGCCATCATCAGTGACTCTTGCTACCTCAATATCGGCGGCAGTGACATCCACTGTATTGGCTGACTCGTTTTTCATATTGAGAGTAAATGTATACTCGTCAGGTTTCCAGGACATGGGTGCATCTACGAAGATCGGTAAGAGACCGATACGATGAGCTAGCATTTCGTTGCTCATGGGGGTTGTGTTTTTCTTGATTTTCACATCTGAAGTGGAGCCGTCGGCGAGAATATCGGCACGAAACCCGACTGTTTCCACTTCGGCCAGAATCACCCGGCGAAGTGTGTTTGCGTAGGGATACTCTGTGGGGGCAAGACGAAAACGGAGTTTGGTATTTCCGGCAACTTGCACATTCTGAAAGAGTTTTGGGGCGGACGGCTGTGCAGGTGCACGAGAACGTAATGGGTTTGCGGCAGGACGGCGGGACATTTGACTACTTGGTTGCATATCTGTAGTGGGGATTCAAATTTAGGCTGGCGCCGCCCACGCGTTTAGCCCGCCGTCCAGAACTATTCAGTTCTGGTAGGCAAATGAGCGTAAAAGGGAATGGACCCAATATATGTTTCTATAGCAATAAATGCAATTGGTCTAAAGCGTTTCTTACTGAACTCTCAGCATCCCCATTCAAATCGGAATTCAAATATGTCTGTGTTGACCCGTCACCCAGCCGTCCGAAACTCCCATCGTTTCTCAAAGAAGTTCCGACAATTCTTGTTGCCGGTGATCCAGAACCAAAGGCGAGTTCAGAAGCTTTTAACTGGCTTTCACTTGAAAAAGTGAAAATAACAGGCAAACAGCCAACCACGTCTATTGCCCCTGAAGCAAATGAGCCGGCTGGATACAATATGACGGAAAACATGTCATTCGCAAAAGGGATTGGCTACAGTTTCAGTGATTCAGAGACGAGTACGAGCGGTTCGGGTGGTGCACTTATCCCCGGTACATTTGAATTCTTGGGTGGAGCGGCGGGTACCGGTGCACACAGCCAAGGTCCTCCCGGTGTATCTCAAGGTCGGTCGCGATCAAAAAAGGAGGAGATGTTTGATAAACAGATGGAGCAATATCAGCGTGACAGAAATCAGGGGGTTCCGAACAAACAGGGGCGTATTTAGTGAGGCTCGGAACTCTGGGCTGCCGAATCCAGGCCTAAACATATTCCGCCATTTTTTCTCAGACGAGAATGTCATTACTAGGTGCTTTTAACACCCAACTAATCAGATTCTTTGAGGATTTAGCAGATACAATTCCTGAGGAGAAGTCTATACGGCAGGCGTTGGAGGCACTTCATGGTGCAAAGAAAATCAACCCGAAGCTTATTTTGGACCTCTTTTATGAGCATGTCTATCTCGGAATCTACCAGAGTGTTCTGAATGAGGATGTAAATTCCGTTATTGAGTATGCAAAGATCCGAATTAAGGAACAATTTAATGAGATTTCGGTTGCTCTGATCATTTTTGACAAGTATTGGGATACACTTTCTGATTCTAATCACAGGCACATTTGGGATTATATGAAAGTTCTGTGTACTCTGTGTGAGAAGGCAAAGGGTATCACGCCACTTTCAAAGAATCCGGGGCGGACTGGTTAAGATAGGAACTAGTTGCGATACCAGAGTTGGAAGACGCAAGTGGTCCAAAACGACAAAATCTGGACCGGTAGAGTGTATCGCGGCTCCGATACAAGCTATAGATATATAAAACCTACTCGTGTGGGTTTTATAGATCTAGTACGTAAAGAACTGCCCATCACCTTTCTAAAGAACAACAAGATGGAGGAGCAAATGTTTTCTCAAAAACTCACGGAGTACTCGGCCGCACTCAAGGATGTGTTTCCCGAACTGGCACCCGCAATTGACGAGTTTATGGGACGTCCGGACGATGAGAAGGAGAGCGCATATGCAAATGAGGTTATGACGAAACATGTTATGAAGGATGACATGAGTTGCCCAGGTCAGGTTCTTCCAGGTGTTCTTTTAACGGACGCCATGTGGGTAGAGTTATCCGACACCAGTAAAAAGGCAATTTATGACTATCTGTCGCTTCTAGATCTATGTGCAATCATGAATGGCAATGGCACATTCTCTCAAGAGTGGGCTGATAAGGTGATGCGTGATTGGCGTGGACGTATGAGCCGTGGGGATTTTGATGGAATCTCTAAGAAACTCTTTTCTATTTTTGGAAAGACGGGTGAGAATCTACCACCGTTGCCTGAAAAGTTCTTGAAGGGTCGTCTAGCCAAGTTGGCTGAGGAGATGGTTAAGGAGTTTCGTCCAGAGGATTTCGGATTAAAAGAGGAGGATGTGGCAAATGTTGAGAAAGATCCCACACGCGCGTTTGAGATTTTGATGGAGGCTGCAACGAAGAATCCACAGATGTTACAAAAGGCGGTGGGGCGTATTGGTAAGAAGCTCCAAGAGAAGGTGGCAACTGGTCAACTGAAGCCGCATGAACTTGCTGCAGAGGCTGAAGAGATGATTCGTGAATTTAGTGAACACCCAACGTTTGTAGAGATGATGAAGGGATTCAAAGATGCATTTAATTTTGAGGATCCTGATCTTGCGAGGTCGGCCGGTCGTGAAGGGGAAGGACGACTTGCTACGGCACGTGCTCGTCTTCGTAAGAAGCTAGATAAGAAGAAGGGTGAAGCGACTAAATAAATCAAATTTCTTCTTAGAGATGGTGAAGCGTGCATCTAACCCGATACACGTGGCCAAGTTATGCAATCCCTTTTTTTGGGAAGATATGACTGTAATATTCCGTACAGGTTTATTTTTAAAAGGAGATTTGTGCAATGAATGTATAAGCGATTTGGTAAATCAAATACTATTACTCTATACTATTGGATTTCTGGTAGGATATGTATTATTTGTTGCGACTACATCACGTTCTATGCTTTTTGCACCGGTTCTTTTAGTTACATTAATATCTATTCCGACACTATTTCGTTTAACTGCGGTGGGGGATCCTACATGTGGTGGGCAACGGGTGAGGGAGCCCTTTCAGGTGGATGTGCCAACGACTGCGCAGGCCGTGGCTTTAGCAGAGGCATCATGGCCTCCGGGAGCGACTGTTCCAACGGCCCGAAATCCGTTTATGAATATAACTGTAGACGAGTATTACTATAATCCTCTACGGCCAGCGGCGGCGTCGGTGGGGGACAGTGCCGTTAAGGCAGATTTGGATCAGTTCTTCAAGACGGAATTTACACGTGATCCGACAGATGTCTTTGGTCGTTCTCAGAGCCAGCGTCAATTCGTGACAATGCCTGCTACGACGGTACCGAATGATCTGGGTTCATTACAGGACTGGCTCTACAAGTTGCCTGGAAAGACCTGTAAAGAGGGTGGTCGCGAAGCGTGCTTACCAGGTACGGATGGTGCTACGGTTCCTTGGCTCTCAAGCGCTATTTAGCGCGACCTTATGGTCCTGCGCGACCTTATGGTTCTGCGCAACCGTTTCTGAGTAAATAGCTGGCGAGGTCGGCGACATGTAAATTTTCGCAATGTTTTACCACGTGTGTGCAATACGGATTTCACACATATGGCAATCGCGGGTCCTTCTTTCTGAAAACTCTTTTTGACTTTTTTGATACATGAACAGAATTTATCTGCCAGGCGCATTTTCTACTATCGCCCAAGTTTTTCTTCACTACGGAACAGATGGAGCTCAATCGTTTGACACATACTAGAGATGATAATTGCGGTATACAACAATATTATACGCAATCGCGTGGCCCCGGGCAATATTATACGACAAACCTTGTTCCGAAGGCTGCGGGTGTGAACCCGACTGCTCTTGAGAATGTTATAATCTACCCCCGAGAGGGTTATGGCTATAATAACAAGGAGATTGATGCCGATTCAGTTCTGCGAAATCAGCCCGAGTTTAAAAACAAGCGCTGTCTTATTCGTCCACAGGCCCGCCCTTTTACGGGTGTCCCCTATATGGGTGGTGGTCGTGGAAATCCTGATGTGGAATCACTCCTACTCCACAGCGAGCAGGTTCGCCAGGGTAAAGAGTGTGGTACCGTGACTGAGCAGATGTTTGATGGTGTCTTCACACCTCTAATTCCGACACTCAAGGAAAATATTCAGAAACCAGCTAATCTTATTACGGAAGAAGCAGCCCCCGGCTGGATTCGTGGCGGTCTTCCTAGCCGCTCCTATATTCGTGATGTCAATTGTTAAGCCCCAGCAGATTGTTGTTAAGGCTAGATAGAAAGAATGATCTCCTATAGCTCTCTAAGTGAAGTTTATCAATCTTCATCTAAAGAACCATCTGTAAATCGCGCCGAGAACCCCCAGGCCTACGATATGCACCCTTCATATTATACACACGTGAAACCTGCTCAACATCAGCTTGGTCTCGTAGGGGGAAATGAAGTTGCGGGGATTGCGGGAAATCGCGTGGATCTAGAATCAGATTTGCTCGGTATTACCCGCCCGTGGTCTTGGTGTGCAGCTCAACAGCATACACCGCCTACTACTAGTCAGATAAGCCGCCAGAATCGTAAAAATACGATTGTGGTGGATGCAACGCCAGTACCGGTAAAAGAGTATCAGATGTGGGCATATCCGGCCGTGCTCGGCCCAGAGGCAGTTAAGACTACAGTATGTCAACGACCTGAAAAATATTAGGGCCAGTTAGGAAATGTCTATCAAACAACAGGCACTCACTAGACCACGATTTGATGATTTTCATCAACAAGATGATATGCGAATTACGAGTTATGCTGCGAATTACTATACGAATCCGCCGGGTATTAATTGCCCCGTGTCATTTCCAGTGGACCCTACGGTACGCATTCAGGCAAGTGGAGCAAGTTGGCCAGTGGGTCAATGGAAGACCGATGTAGAATCCGATTTGAAGAATATTAATCGTCTCAGTACAAGAGTGAAATGCAATGATCTTCAATATAATCCCGATACGAACGTGATGAATAAAATCCCCCTACAACCGGCGCCGGATGAGTTGGGTGGACAATCATTTCAGAAGTTGACAAATCCTCCGTGCACACTTCGTGGGACGGGTTGGAATCGTTGGGAGGGGATGCCGCACAATCCCCAGCTCACATTTGAGACGCCGTTTGATTTTTTCATTCCTTCTCGGAACTTGGATAAGGAGAAGTGTAGGACGCATTAGGTAGGGGGTACAGATTTGCTAAAATTAGGTATTATGAGTACCCAATTTTACCAAATACTGTTAGTATGGAAGTCTTAGCCCTAGCAAGTCTTGTAGGTCTAGGATATATAATCACAAAACTTTCAGGAGGGACGCCGCAAGAGGAAGGATTTCAGTCGGCAGTACCGATGGGTCCTCCGACGGATCCTCTTACAAAGGCTGAAAAGGGAGCATCTGTAGTGGGTGCACCAGAAGAGCTGGACCAAATGTATAAAAATACGTATGGTGATCTGTATCCGGCACAGCCAAATCCCGGTGCAGATGGCTCTCTTCTAAGTTACAAGTACCCACCTGTGAAAGTGATCTCACCGACGCCTGGACCCGTGGAGGCAGCGACACCCCAAGTGACGATGAATCTCGGTGGTGTGGAAGAGGCACCCACGTATGTGGATGGGAAAAGTGTAGTGAGTCAATTGTCGGGTCAGGCGATTGAAAGCAGCGATTTTACACACAATAACATGGTCCCCTTTTTCGGTTCACGTGTTCGCCAGAACATGAAGGATACTCAGAATACGAGTATTCTAGATAATTTCACCGGTGCTGGTTCTACGCAAATCAACAAACGCGAAGTGGAGACGATGTTTGATACTGCCCGGGCACCGTATGGAAATCCCTATGGAATGGAAGACAATACCGATTTCGTCCAGAGTCGTATCAATACACCCCGTAATAGGGCCGGTGAGAAACCGATGGAACAGATTCGTGTGGGCACAGGTGTAGGTGAGAAGTTCGGATCTACCGGCAAGGGTGGTTTCCAACAAATGGAAATCAACCAGACTATGATTGACCGTATCCCTCGGACGAATGATCTCCGTACGGCCGACAATCCGAAACTCACCTACAACGGCAAAGTCGTCCCCGGTCAACGATTTATCACCACAAATGCTGATTCTCCTGGTGAAGTTCGCAAATACCGCCCCGATAAATTCTATATTGATGAAACCGGTGCACGCTTTTTTGTCACGAATGGTGATCTTATCAAAGAGACGACACGACCCATTCAGGTCATGAAACATGTGGCGCGCCCAGAGACATCCGTTGAATACACCGGTCCGGCGTCGTCCCAGGGCTTTGAGCAGACTTATACGACAGGATCGTATCGTACACCGATGGTCCAGCAATATGGAGGTGCTGGATATCGTAATGCGGATATGACATCCTATTACACGAATAACGTGGATGGACCAGAGGCTGATTATGGGAAGTCATCATATGAGATAAGACCAAATGAGCGAAATCTGACAAGTGAGCGGACAATGGGTCTCAATCTTGTGCCGGCCGATACGGGCCAAGTGACGCTTCCTTACACGGACGATGCGCGCCCCACTCGTCGTGCGGAGATGGTCGGCAACATTCGTCAGACAGGTACACCGGTTGGATATGCAGGTGGTGCACCTTCTGTAACAGTATGGGATCCTGCCGATATTGCGCGCACAACAGTGAAGGAGGGGACAATTGATTGGAAAGACCGGATCGGAATTGCTGCGCCGGCGTCGGCGCCTGAGCGTATTATGGTATATGATCCAGATGATATTGCCAAACCGACTCAGAAGGCACAGATCAGCGCGAAATCGGATTATTTTGGCTCACCTATTTCTGTGAACCAGGATTTCACCAGCCATTTATCGGCTCTCAACATGCGCACGAACCCTGTCAAGGAGGCGGTGGCGGCGGGACGAAATCCGATTGCGGGTAATGGCCAGACGGCAGTATTTACTGGTGATATTCACCAAGTCACACGGCGTCTTGATGCAGATAATGTGAACGATCGTGCAAATGCGGTGAATCGTGTCGTGGGTCTGACACCAGATGCAGCAGAGATTGGCCAGGTTCGCTATCGTGTTCCTCTAAAGTTGGATATCAGTAAGCAACGTAATCAGCGGGAAGTTATCTCATCTGTGGAGAATAACCCGTTAATGCAGAGTCTATTCAAAAATGCCCAGCATGATGAGGCGTTGTTGCAGGAGATGGTGCAGGCTATGTGAGAAGCTCACAGCTTTTCTGTAGGCTACGCGTAAGGCTAAAAGGATAAGAAACATACATTTTAAAAGGGGATGTTTGTAAAAGGAAAGTCATATTTAGTTGTGGGAGAGGCTGGGACAGGTAAGTCAACATTCATTCTCACAGAAGCACGCCGCGCTGGTGCAGCCGTCTTTCGCTGGAACGTGCGCATTGACAGAAGTCTTCGCGAAGGTCGCGAATCTCTACACACTCAGGTGAGATCATGTGAACCAATGTTTGTCTGGATTGAGGGTGCGGATGACTTGACACAGGAGGCCCAGGCGTTTATGCGACGTATTTTAGAGACGGCCTCTAAAAACGTGACGTGTATCTTGGAGGCGCGCGAAGTGTGGAAATTTTCTCAGCCTATTTTGTCGCGTTGTTTGCTTGTGACGATGAACAATGAAGTTTCGTATAGAAAACAAAAACACCAGGCGATTCTTGGACTTCTAGGATTATCAGATAAGACTGATTCATGTATTGGAACTACTCAAGAATCGTTATATGATTCACGTTTATCGGGGGCAGATCCTTATATCTTGCTGGAAACAATGGCAGACTCCAAAGTCGCCTATCAAAATGCATTACGAGCAATTGGTTCTGGAAAGTCACCATGGATTCAATTAGCACACATGCATCTCAGAATTAGGAATCAAACCACTCCCGTGGTTTAAAATCATGTATCGGAGCCGCGATATATATTTGATAGCAAGCACTCAAATATATATCGCCCCGACCGCCGTGGGTGCGTTAATCTGAAAGAACATATACCACGGAAATAAAAAGATGGAATTAGGATCTGGTGAAAATGTGGGTATTTATGCGGAGGCAAAATCAGAATATACTCGGCAACTTTCATCGTATCTTATTCACGCGTTGCATAAACAGTTTCTGAAACTTCTAGATGATGCCAAAGGAAAGGAGGCTGATTCGCGTAAAGTTCTTTTAGTCTTTCAGCAACTTTTAGAGGAGATTCCCGATTGGAACCAAGATAAAGTACAACGTGAAACTCATCATATTACAGTATTAACAAATTGTGATTATCTGGAGGAACTTCTGACGGCTGTATTTATTGCACACACGAAGGTCTTGTCAGCAATTCGGCTGTCTACACGACAGAAGAAACTCCAGATTACAATTCCTAAATTGGACCATTTCTTACATAAGACCTTTATTGAATGTGCGCGAATTCTATGGTCTAATGCGTACCTTTTTGCCGCTTCCGGCAGCAGTGTTGATCGTCAGAAGAATCAGAGGACAATTGAACAACTCATTCAAGATGGGGTTCTACAGGCTATTCGCGCTATGCTCCCGGTCAAGAGTATTCTGAAGGAGTATTTGCGCGATGAAGAGGTGGGTGATGATGATGATACAGATGCAAAGCCGACCGAAGTAGATATAGATACAAATGTACCTGTTATGGAGACAGCAGAATCATTGCAAATTGAGGGTTGGAAGGATGTTCCGGCGGAGCCCGCACCAGTGACGGCAAAGGAGCCCGCACCAGTGACGGCAAAGGAGCCCGAGACTTCTTCTCATAAAGAGGACATAACGCCAGTCCCTGCACCTCAACCTGCTGAGCCGGCTGAGCCTGCTGAGCCTGCAGCCGAGTCAGAATCCAAAGCAAAACCAGCCCCTACAATTATTATTGATACATCTCCAACAAATGTATCATTTACAAACATGAATGCCGTGTATGATTCAGAAAACGTAGATAATACAGTTATGAAGGAAATGCCTGAGAATGATGATGAAGAGATTCATATTATGGATGAAGTGCTTGAGATGGATGATTTTGAGACGCTCCCTTGAGCGCGCCCGACACGCCCGTTTTTTTCCTGTCTGGTCGCCAGATGTTTGACTTGAACAAGCACTTGATTGGAATTCTCATCGGCGGCACATTTATTTCCAGTATTGGCGCAGGAACCACTTACTACGTTGAGAAGAAGAAGCCATCAACAAAATCCATTATGCGCGATTTTATTATTGGTGCTGTGTTGATGATGCTCGTGTTTCAGCTTTTACCCGAATCATCGTCGTCTATGGTATCTGGTCTTACTTCACTAATTCCCATGACGGGTGGAATGCTGGCTGCGACCGGTGGCGGCAGTGATGACGTGGAAGTCAAAGTGGGCATACCTCAGTTCTAAATGGCATATATATCTAAATTATTTGCACCCTTTGGGAATAAATAATTTAGGTTATTTTTATTAAATAAATAAACTATACACCGTGACATCCACAGGAGCCTCATCTGTCTTAAATTCTGCAAATAGCACCCTCTCCAATTGTACACGTGGCACTGCATTATGAATATGGCGTGCAATATGGCGATACAAATCAAAACTGGGAAATCGCTCTGATCCATCTGGATTGATAAATACATTCTTACCCTCATCATCAATCATCCACTCCCACAACATATTACAGAGCCCAGATTCCGTTTCGCAAATTTTAAGACCACCCTCTTCACTTAATACACTCCCACCCTCTTTTTCTTTCGGCGGTTTCGGAAACAACCCCTCCAACAAACTGACAGCTAAACGACATAAATCAAATGACGGATTCGGTGCAACAACTACTGTGGGATTCTTTACCAAGGGTTCAAACTGATATTGTCCTTCTGCTACACCATCACTGCCGAAATCATCACTAATAAAATAATGATCGTTTAATTTGAAAATGGATCGTCCAAAATCAATAATCCGGAAGATTTTTCCGTACGTTGGAACTTTCCAAATCTGCCCCGCACGACTCTTATAATAGATAAATTCATCTTCAGTATCAATATATACAATATTATTTGTGTGCAAATCATTGTGTGTAAACCCAAAGAGTGACTGCGCTTGGGTAAGTGCAGCTACAATTTGGAATATCCATGCAACCCATTTCGCCTGATCTATGACATTATCCTCCTCATATAATAATTTGTCCATTGTACCCGTATTCATCTCCATACAGAGTAACATAACAGGGAAGTTTTTCAGAGATGCATGAATCGTATAATCGGCTTCAGATCCAGATTCGAATTCAGATTCTGATTCAGACTCTTCTGCCAAAGACATATCATCCAAATTATCTGAATGTAATGAGACAATCTCTAGATTACCATTGCCAATATCAATATCATCCAAAACTTCATCTGCAGAATGATTTGAAGATACATGTGAAGAAGTGGAAGTTCCCTCCCCAAGAATATCTTCAACCTCTTTTGCCGTTACAGGTTCCCCCGCATTTTCAACGCGAACCGAATAAATCCCGCGCCGTTTCCCCTTCCAAAACCACGGCATTTGGCGAAAACTGTCAATATCTTCCGTAATATCATACATATATGTGTCGGCAATAGAACAAAAGGATCCGTAAAAGTGGTTGAAGTGTGGACTCAGATTCTTTTCACGGAGTTTCCCGAGTGCATAGGATGCCATCACTTCCACATAGGCCTGATTGCTGGTATCCTGCAGTTTCTTCCAAGCCTGTTCCCACGATTTTGTAGGCGATGGTAGACCTGCCTCTTTTGGAAGAGAATACTTATTTTGCATCCAATATACTGGATCAAGCAAATGTGTGACTTTCGTATATGCAGGTACCAAGGAAGCACTTAGATCCCGGCCCTCATTCGCTACAAGACTAACATTACATTTCCCATTTCGCGGCCCTTTCTGCGATAAATCTAGACCCACAATTCGCCATTTCGTATCAAAATAAAATTCGTGCGATTTCTTACTGGGAATATCAAATACATCTGCCACAGTTGGAAAATATGTCTGTAGGGCTTTGTATCCCGCAATTGTCTCTAGCTGTGGCGAGAGGGGTGCTAAACAGTATTTCGGCTTTGCTAAGGGACTACCCCGGAGATACTCTATATCCATCTTTTCATGGCTCAAAACAAAGATGTGGCGTAAAGACGCGGCGAGAAAATTATTTTGATGAATAGTATGGCATCAGCAGCAGTTAATGTATCGTTGAAAAAGTTTGATATGAGACGAATCCAACAGGATGCCGTATGTGTCTTTATTGGAAAACGCCGCACGGGTAAATCCACTCTTGTCCGCGATCTCTTGTTTCACCATCAAGATATGCCCCTCGGTACTGTTATATCAGGTACGGAAGAGTCCCAGGGCTTTTATGGCCGTATTATTCCCCCTCTTTTTATTCACAATGACTACAATCCCGCCATTTTGAGCAATTTCGTCAAGCGCCAGAAGATGATGACGGCAAAAATCCAGCAGCAGGTGGTGGCCGGCCAACGTAATACGAAGATTGATCCCCGTTCGTTTATGATTCTTGATGACTGTATGTATGATGATTCTTGGACTCGCGACGTCAATATACGCTATTTATTCATGAACGGACGATGGTTGAAGGTGTTTTTCTTGATTACGATGCAATATCCTCTCGGTATTCAGCCGGCGCTCCGAACGAATGTGGATTACACCTTTGTCTTACGCGAACCCTTTTTGAGTAATCGGAAACGCATTTTTGAGAATTACGGTTCCGCGTTTCCTTCTCTAGAATTCTTCTGTCAAGTGATGGATCAATGTACGACAAATTATGAATGTCTCGTGATTGATAACACGTCACAAAGTAATAAACTGGAGGACTGTATTTTCTGGTACAAGGCGGAAATGCATGGAGAGTTTCGTATTGGTGCACAGGCCTTTTGGGATCATTCGGCGCAGTATTATAAGGATAAGGAGGAGGAAGAATATAATAAATATGATCCGAATGAGGGGCGGCGTTTGAGGGGTCCGACAATACAAGTCCGAAAACACACTTCTTAACACTATATAGAAGAATGAAAATACCATACTTGCCGAAATGGGAAATCTTATTCATATGTGCAGTCGCATTTTCCCTATTAGTTGCTGATCGCAATATTCGTCTGTCCATGGTATTAAATCAGGGGTTTAATAATTATACACAACAGTGTGGTAATGGTATGCCGCCCTGTCCGGTAGGAAAAGTTTGTGCAAATGGATATTGTATCTCTACAAGCCCTCCAGAACTACGAGCTAATTCATTATCAGTATATCCGTAACTTATGTATCGGAGTTGGAACACATAAACTCTGTCCTTAACCTTTAAATAAATTGTGAAGAGGTCTAATAGAAGAATGGTACAAAAAGTGTTTACTAAAGGTATTGTCTCTATACTACTCATATCAGTTTTGCTTTTAACTCTGAGTACATATTGTAAGATTACATTTGAACCATATAGGTCCTTAGATTGTGCAGGTATTATCTGTAAAGAGGGGCAGTTTTGCCAGAATAATAGATGTCATAGTAGCTATGTTCCGGCAAATTCAGAACCAATAGGATATTATTAAACTCTGGGGCCGAGCCTCTTGCTCTCAATAAAATTTATCAATCTGTGATTGATGCGTTTTATTGCTGCTCTGTCTGCGCTTGCTCCTTTCGCTGAATGGCCAAATCCTTCTGAGGCCCAAACATATCCGGCACGGCCGCGGCAATCTCTTCATTGCTCGCACCGAATGGGACCGCCTTCGCCTTGCGTATACGCTCATGCTCCTCTTGCAACGTTCCCGAGATATTCTCTCTTGCCTCCTGATTCTCCTTATACTTCTTCATGAGCGTATTTAGCTCATCCTCTGCATACTCCTCATCTTTGACATCAGTTGTCTCTGGGTCCCATGGTAACCACTTTCCGACCTCGGCGACAAAAATGTTGTGAATAGGGTCAAGCTTCTGAAGACGCTTTGCTCGCGCCACAGCCTCTTCGTGCGAACCATAAGTCCCCCGGATCTTAAGTCCCCGGACGGTCGTTTTGAAATCATTCTTTGCATAGAACTTGTCCTCCAATTCAACACGATTTGTAAACATGAAATCGTCATAGCGCTCTTTCAGACTTGACTTCTTCAGGTCAACCTTGTTCTTTTTAATAAAGTTCTGAAATTCCTCCATAACTCCACCAACCTGAATTCGGGATGTCCGGCAGATGTCCGATGCTCCACTCATATCCAATGCATCAAACTTTCCGGCCTCTTTGTCCAGCTTCTCATTAATCTGACGTACGGTCGTCATTAGATAATCCTCCAGACCCTTGAAACGGACCGTGAATTCGTATCCCTTTACGAACTCTTCAAAGAAAAAGAGGTTCTTGTCTGCGAGAACTCTCTCCGGACTGAGGAAACTGAGGAGTGAGAACTTCTGGCCTGGAACTGGCGCGTCCTCCGATAGGAATACTTCGGGTGTGGTGGCGGTCATCTTCTGTTGTACGAGGGGTCATCTTTAGGCAGAATTTAGCGCGACCCTTCGGCCCGCTCCACCAAAGCGCGACCCTTCGGCCCGCTCCACCAAAGCGCGACCCTTCTGAAGACCCGCTCCACACCCGCAGGCGCCCACAAAAAATCTTTAGAACAGGTATAGGATAAATGGACGCCACATCGGAACTCATTAATCGTGCCGTGAAGTATCTCGTGGAGGGCCTGTTTGTGGCCGTTGCCGCTATTTTCATTCCTAAGCACTCTCTGCCCTTCCAGGAGATTCTGACCCTTGGTCTTGTTGCCGCGGCCGTCTTTGCAATTCTTGATGTTGTCTCGCCCTCTATCGGCATGACGGCACGCCAGGGCGCGGGCTTCGGTCTCGGTGCTAACCTCGTAGGTTTCCCGATGCGCTGATAGTCACACTCACGTAATGATTCTTAAAAATTGAATTGAATCACAGAAAAGCATATAAATCTCTAACAGAGCTTTATTTGTTTCACTCTTATTTTAAATCTTTAGCTTTAGTATAAAATGGTACATTATGGTCCATCTAGCAATTGTGCTATGTGTCAAAATAATTTTTCTACAAAACATTGTATAGAGAAGGGTTTTTGCCCTCCTGGAACAAAGGGAGGCGGCCGCAGCCGCACCCGCCGCCCGAAGCGCCGCGGCCACCGCCACAGCCGCCGCCGCCGGCATTAGATACTCCGTATAAACTCCCAGTTGAGATCCGCGCAGATTTTCTGCCAGATCTTATCTTGCACATACAACTTGTCACGATTCTTCAAAAGAGGAAAACACGGTAGATATTCATCCAACTCCAGTAACTCACACAACTTATATAGAACATACGAATACGATAAGAAGTTGCTCCGACCTTTCGGACAATGTTTCTGGAATGAATACTGAATTTCGCGAAACATGAACCGAAGTTTCTCTTCAATCTCCCGACTCATTACTGGTGCATTCTGCCCATTCAGACGATTCATAATATGAAACACATGTTCATAATACTTATTGTATTTGAGCTTCTTCAAAATCTCACGAATCTTGGCGGGTTTCAATGCCGAAAATTCCAGAATCCTCTCCTTCTTGAGTTCCACCAAAATCGCATCATACACTTCCTGCGGAATCTCAGTTGACTCTTTTGCCTGGAATTGTGCCAACCATTCATTGAAATGATTAATACGCTTGTAAGCGTAATAGCAAATTTCACGCGGCGGGTCCTTATATGACGGCTTATCAGAGTCAATCAGAACAAACTCTTGATGACCGCATTGTGTGCAAGTAAACACGGCCTCATTGGCACTAAAGATCATTTCAATAGAGCATTTTGCACATTCTCCATAGGGTTCTTCAAACTCTGTGGGGGCCTGCCGAGGATGTTCTGGATCCACCTTGTCCAAATACTTCTCTAGAAGTTTATCACGACCTGAATTTGTATTGAGACCACGTACGCGATTTGCTGCAGCAGGTGTAGTTGCCTCCTGTTCTTCAAGATCCACTCCCACCGCAGATTCCAAAACTGCAAAGATAGATCCCGGTTTGGATTTCACTACCCGTTTCGTAAAATGTTCCTCGCCAGATTGAATTTTGTCCTGAATGTCATAATAATTATAGAGAATCTCACCCGTTTCTAAAAAATAGTCATAAATCTCCTTTTTTTCGGAACGTTGATCAATCTGTTTTGTTAAATCCTGTATTTGATGATCCAATTGTTCATATTCAATTTCATTCGTGATAGACTCGCGTTTTTGTACAAGTTCTGCTTTTGTCCCCTCCAAATCGGCAACGTGTTTCTCTTTTTCCAATATGGATTTCACACGAACTTGGTGGAGCATATCAAGTGTTGTACGGGATTCTGGATTACTTTTCTTAGCATTTTTGGTACTGAAAAATGCAGCTCCTGATGACATGTCCTATTTACTTGTGATTTCATAGGGTTTAGGCAGAACAACTCTCCGGCGCCGGGGCCGCCTGCTTCGCTTGCCGCCTGCTTCGCTTGCCGCGGCCGCCCAGAAAATAATTTTCTTTGGAGAGGGTATAGACTCAAATGACAGGTGGTGGTTTAATGCAGCTCGTCGCATATGGTGCTCAGGATGTTTACCTCACAGGTAACCCGCAGATTACGTTCTTCAAGCAGGTGTATCGTCGCCACACAAACTTCGCCATGGAGTCCATTGAGAACCCCTTTAACGGTTCCCCTGGCTTCGGCAAGCGTGTGACGTGCACGATTCAGCGCAACGGTGATTTGATCACGCGTATTTACCTGCAGGTGACTCTGCCGCAGGTGACCCTTCTGTCGCAGGACGGCTCGGGTGCACAGTTCCGCTGGCTCAACTGGCTGGGTCACAATCTCGTGTCCTCGGTGGAGGTGGAGATTGGTGGCCAGCGCATTGACAAGCACTATGGCAACTGGCTCCACATCTGGAATGAGCTCACGCAGGAGCCGGGCAAGCAGGCGGGCTATGCCAAGATGGTGGGCAACATCCCCCAGCTGACCAATCTGCTGGTGCAGGGCGGCGAGCCGTGCGACTCGGACTGCTATGCCGGCGAGCCATCCTCGTCATCGGAGGTCTTCAACTGCGCCCCTGGCTACACGATGTACATTCCCTTCCAGTTCTGGTTTAACCGCAACCCTGGTCTTGCACTGCCGCTGATTGCGCTGCAGTACCACGAGGTGCGCATTAACCTGGAGTTTGAGCAGCTGCAGAACCTGATGTGGTCCGTCACGCCCTCGCTTGGCAACCCCAACACGATCCGCGACCGTGTCAACGCCGCGAATCTCCAGGCCGCCTCGCTGTACGTGGAGTACATCTACCTGGACACGGATGAGCGCCGCAAGTTCGCCCAGGTGTCGCACGAGTACCTGATTGAGACGCTGCAGTTCACGGGCGGCGAGTCCATCACGGCCTCGTCCAACAAGCTGAAGCTGAACTTCAACCACCCTTGCAAGGAGCTCATCTGGGTTGTGCAGCGCGATTCGTTCGTCTCGTGCGACGAGGGTGTGATCAACCCCTGGAAGGGCCAGCAGCCGTTCAACTTCTCGGACTGGTGGGACCGCTCGGTGCTGGAGTCGGGTTACTCGGTGACCCGTGTGGAGGGCATGGCGGGCAACAACCCCGTCGTGACTGCTCTGCTCCAGCTGAACGGCCACGACCGCTTCCAGGTGCGCGACGGCAACTACTTCAACTTGGTGCAGCCCTTCCAGCACCACACCAACATCCCCGCCGTTGGTATCAACGTGTACTCGTTTGCCCTGTCGCCTGAGCAACACCAGCCCAGCGGCAGCTGCAACTTGTCGCGTATTGATAACACGACTCTGCTGCTGACGATCTCCAACAACGCGGTTGGCACCAACACGAGCTCCACAGTGTATGTGTTTGCGACGAACTACAATGTGTTACGTGTGATGTCGGGCATGGGTGGTATTGCATATTCGAATTAATCGAGAATGCGCTATGCTGCCAAGAGTGATTCATAAAAAGAATTGCTAGTCCAATAACAATTTGTATCAGAGATGATATAAATGGGCAACACTGTCAAATTGCGGGAAACTCCTGCCAAGATATAACTACCGTTCTGGGACCGAAAGGTCCGCCCAGCAACACCAAGGGGAAACTCGTGGGTATGGTAAGAAGGTTATATTTAGGGACAATCCGCAGCCAAGTCCTAATGTCTTTATCTAAGACGATGGATGCAGTTCAGAGACTTAATGTCAGTGGGCTTTGCATGATTTGGAAATAAATCGTGTATAAGCATAAGATAAAGTCCGTCCCCACAGAGATGTGGTCTGTAAGAGAAATTCAATATGTCTGTTATTGTGTATTGAAGGAGAGTTTACAGGTTCTTAGAGAGTAAGAATGGAGCCAACGTTGGCGTATTCCAACTAAGCATAGTCATATATGTTTGGTGTGGTTGCAATCATTTAACAAAATTATAATAATATTCAATAAAAATTGCCCCGGCTGGGTGGTAGTCTAAACGTAAAGTGTATATTCTATATAGAATGTCGGATACACACATTACTTGTTCACATTGTTCAAAAACATATGCACCATTTAAAACGGCACATGGTGCTGTGTCAAAGTTGTGCCCAAAATGTCGCGAAAATCAGCAAAAATCTGATGAGAAACGAAAGGGGCGTCTGAGAAATTATCAAGCAGAGGCAAAACGAAATTTGGAGACAAATTGGAATATGTTCCAATCAAAGACCAATAAGCGGCAAAAAGAATGCAATTTGACAAAAGAGCAATATTTTGAACTTATTCAAAAACCGTGTGTCTATTGTTCATATTATGATGAAAATGAAATTAACGGTATTGATAGAGTGAATAATTCAGTTGGATATACTCTTGACAACTGTGTTACCGCATGTAAGCACTGTAACCGAATGAAACACATTCTGCATCCGGTATTCTTTGTTGGAAAAGCACAACTTATTTCCAAACATCAAAAGAGGCTTTTAGAGACAGCTGAGCGAGCTGAATTCTATAAAAAATGGTCTATATATATTCATAAAGTACCAACATCTTATGTTTATGTAAAACGAATGTCAGAAGAAAAACGCGGATTAGAATATTCTTTGACAAAAGAACAATATGATGAATTGATTTATAAGCCATGTTATTTATGTGGATTTAAAAACGGTGTTGGAAACGGACTAGATCGCCAAGATAACTCTATTGGATATACATATGGGAATGTACTACCTTGTTGTTCAACGTGTAATATGATGAAATCATTTTATATTAAAGATGATTTCATTGCACAAATGTTAAAAATTAAATTGGAATACCCTACTGAATGGGATACAATACCCTGTAGTGGATTTCAAATGGGAGCATCCAAAACGGATAATATTGTCCAAAGTAAAGATAAACAGTGGCGCGCAGTAAGTATTTTCAAGGCTGTTAAATCAGATACCTTAGACGATTTTAAAAAGATGACATTAGCCTCAACTGGATGGTCTGATAATATATATTCTGAACAAACTGCCGAATTATTTAAAAGAGTAAGTGAGTCCTCCTTTGATGTAATAGAAGGCGACTTGAAAAGGCTAGTTGAAACAATCCGGTATTATAGATTGCGTTTAGCCAGAGTCTCCCTCTAAAAAGAACTCCAGACCAGGCATCAAATCCTTATAAAACTCCATAGTATCATTTAGCGCCCCCATACGACGGTCCGTCGCTGTTGCCGCCCGCGACCGTTTTTTCGTAAAGTATTTCCAGCGCCATTCAAAACGCAGTGCTGCGATTTTATCTTGAAATCCCGTCACAAACACGTGGCGACGCCACTGGCCCCCGTGCGTATATTTGGCACCTCCGGAAATCTCGCCATTGTGTTGACGTAGACGTCGGTCAAGATTATTCGTCATTCCTACATATGTTTTGTTATCACATACGAGCATATATGTGTACCAGGATCCGCCAGGGGTAACGACTTGTTCCGATGCATGATCTGTGTTCATTTTCCAACTATTATTGTGAGCATTAAAATACAGATTAACGGGCTCATTTTTAAAAGTTACAAGTTCTGCTATATCGCTCAGTTTATGACTTGGAAGATAGTATAGTGTTACTAGAAGAGTTTCAATACATATTACGAATATAAGGTGTTGTGAATACGATAAAATATACCCCGAGTGATTCAAAGATTGCCGATCATATTTCTAATACGTCTATTTGTTAACTGGATAATTCCTGCAAATAAAAATTTCTAATATATTTATCTAGTAGATGGAGTATTTAAATATGAGTGCACAACCCTCTCCTGCCCCTTCGCAGGCTCCTTCGCAGGAGGCAGAGGCTCCTTCGCAGAAAGCAGAGGCCCCGTTGATAGCGGAGAATATTACATCACCTCAAGACTCTAATAGTTTATCAGAGGTGTCTGCCCCCGCCCCTACTCCCGCCCCTTTTGCCCCCGCCCCTACTCCCGCCCCTACTCCCGCCCCTTTTGCCCCCGCCCCTACTCCCGCC